ATAGAAGATTTAACTATTTCAGGATTCTACACAGGATATGCATTTAAGTTTGCTCCTGGCTTTACAGTATCAGGAAATAACCGTTCACCTTACATTAGAAACATCAGCGTTATCACACAGGGTAGTGTAACTAGTGGTGCAGATCCTAGAGGATTTGATGTAGGCGATGCGGGCAAAGGAGCGTACATAGACGGCGCTGTAGCTGGCGCTACAAGCTTGGAAGCGACTATGCTGTTCCATAGTGCCACATTTATTACACCCGGCGTAGACGCTATTAGAATTACTAACGGCGCTAGAGTAGAATGGCTTAACAGCTTTACATACTTTGCTAATCGTGGTATATATGCTGTAGATGGTGTCACAGGCTTACGAGGAAGCGGAAAGACAGCAGTTAGAGTTACAGGTTTAACTGGCGGAGCAATTACAAACGGAAATACATTTACATACTACGATACAGATGGAACTACTGTTCTTGCAACAGGCACTATTAATGGTGTTGATGCAGATGGTAAGTTTTACGTAGACGGCAACTTAACAGGATTAGAAACTGCCGGCGAACGCGGTGGCAAAATCATAACCAAGTACGGAACACCTACTACAGACACAACAATTAAAAAGTTTGGAGCAAGTAGTTTAGAGCTTAATGGAACTACTGACTACTTAGGAGTTGCATCAAATAATGACTTTGGATTCGGCACTGGTGATTATACTGTAGAAGGATTCTTTTACTTTAATAGTGTAGCTTCTGTAACGAACTTATTTGATTTTAGAGCAGGCGCAGGATCAGATGTTGCACCTTTAGTTTATATTGATGCTGGAGGCGAATTACGTTTTTATTCATACAGTGCAGATAGGATTACAGGGTCAACATTAGTAGCAGATACATGGTATCATATTGCAGTCAGTCGAAATGGTAACGATACAAAATTATTCTTAAACGGGCAAAGTCAAGGAACTTGGACTGTGTCTCCTGTAGATTACGATATTGCAAAGCCACTTATAATTGGAGCACGATGGGACGGTGCAAACAAATTCGATGGATATATTGATGAGTTTAGAGTTACAAAAGATTTAGCAAGATATACTGCAAACTTTGTTACACCTTCCTCAGAATTTGCAAGTGACACTGACACAAAACTATTATTACATTTTAACAATGCAGTTGATGGTGCAAGTACCATTATAGACGATACACTTAATTCACAAGATTTAAGATTTAGTAATGGTGCAACTGCTACGTTCTGTACACTAGCAGATCAAACAGAGTTTGGCGGAGAAGTGCGTTCTATCGCAAGTGCTTGTGTATACGGCAACTACGGTATTGTAGGAAACGGCCCAGGCGTACTAATGTATCTAATCAGTCAAAATTTAGCTTACATTGGCGTGGGAAAAGAAATTGACAACGACGACAACATTGTAATACAAGCAAATGAAGTTGTTGAATTAAATGATGCACAAATAAGATATAGCTCAGTAGATCACAAAGGTGATTTTAGAGTTGGTGATTTGTTTTATGTTAATCAAGAAGACGGCACTGTCGACTTTAGTAGTTCAACATTTAATATTAATACATCTGCTGGTATTACAATTACTACAGGCGGAAGTCAAACTACTATTACCGGTGATAAAATTGATACTGGTAATTTACGTCTAAGCGGTAACACTATTGAAAGTTTAAGCGGCGACATTAATTTAGATGCAGACAGCGGCACAGTTAGAATTAATTCATCAAGTGCACTGCAATTGCCAAAAGGTGATACTGCAAGTCGCCCAACACCAGCAACAGGTATGATTCGTTATAATACTGATACAGCATTGTATGAAGGTTATGACGGCAACTGGATTGCACTAAACGGTGTTTATGATTTAGATTTAGACACACGTATCACAGCAGAACTTACTCCTGGCGCAAACGATGGAGTAATTAGATTCTACATTCAAGACAGTGTAGTTACTACTATTGATGCAGACAAGTTAACTACTCCAAGAATTGAAGTCGATGATATAAGTATTGATGGTAATTCTATAACTACTGAAACAACAAATACTGATTTAACATTGAGTGCAAACGGAACAGGATCAGTTATTATTGACAATCTTGCGTTTAAAGATTCTACAATAACTAATACAGAAGTTGACGGAGTATTAACTTTTGAACAACAAGGCTCTAGCTACTTTAAAATTGAAGGAACAAATGGATTTATTGTTCCAGTAGGATCAAACGTAGAACGTCCGGCAGCGGCATATAGAGAAACTGGGATGGTGCGTTATAACACAGAACAACGATATTTAGAAATATGGGACGGATTTAGCTGGGTTTCAGTTGCAGGTGCAACAGGGTCAATTAGTTTTGCAGCAGCAGAAGACTTAGCAATTGAATACGTATTAACATTAGGATAAACAGATGGCAACACAATTTAAAAATAAGGTAGTAAAAGAAGTGGGACCTATTCCTATACTTGCACTAGAAACAGATGCAGCTACACGTTCAACTATAATTGGTCTTAACATGTCAAATTTAACAGACTTTGTAGTATATGCAAGTGTGTTGCTACACGACGATACTAGTGTTGAAGGTTATTTTATGAAAGATGTTATGGTCCCACCAAACAGCAGTTTACACGCATTATCAGCAGGTGAAAAATTAATACTTGCTCCTACGAATGAATTATATTTAGTAGCTAATCAAGACGAAGCATTAGATGTAGTCATAAGTTATGTAGATATCGTATAAGGAATTAAAATTATGTCAGCAAATTACACAGGATTTACACCAGATCATATTAACGGAGCGGTTGAAAATAGATTTTTTTACGGACTACGCAGAACAGACGAGGGCGAATTGTTTCTTTCAAAAGCCGATCAGTTAAAAATAGAGGATAGTATTACTATAAATAATCCTGGCGACCCTGCGCAAAATTATCTAAGCTTTGAGCAAGGGCAAGATTTTTATGAAGGCAGAGATGTAAATCACAATCTAGTTTATGAAAATTTAAATTACGAACAGTTCCGTTGGGATAATAGAAATATACAATATTATGTTGATAGCCAAGGCGAATTAATAGTAAGAATAAATCAAAATTATACATATGATGAAAACTCATCATCTAACGGATTATAAGAGAGAAATAAATGGCAGATTTTAATTTAAACAGAATAAGATTTACATGGAAAGGTAACTGGACAGCCTCGACTACTTATATTAAGGATGACATTGTACTTTATCAAGGCAAGGCGTATGTATGTTTAATTGGGCACTCATCAGACAGTTCTACAATTTATCCAGATTTAAATCTTGCAGTTCCTGATACTCGTTGGGAGTTAATGTTTGATGGAAATCAATGGCGAAACAACTGGACAAGCGAAACTTATTATAATCGCGGCGATATTATTAAATATAACGGCTATGTATATCAATGTATAACAGAACATGAATCGACTATTATTCTTTCACAAGGGCCTATACAAGATATTGAAAAATGGACTATTGTTGCTACTACTTATAATTGGTTAAACACATGGACAGCGTCTACTCCGGCAGATGGTGAGACTCCTGCTGTTTCGCAGTATTATAATTTAGGTGATGTTGTAATCTATAATGGCATAACTTATATATGTATAGAAAAACATGTTGCAGCAGATTCATATGCATTAGGCCTTGAAGATGATCAAAGTAAATGGACAATTGTTTCAAGAAGTGATAATTGGAGAACTGACTGGACTATTAATACTCGTTATGCTGTAGACGATATTGTAAAATATGGTGCTATTAGCTATAGATGTTTAACTGGCCATACTAGTGCAGAAACAGAAGCTGAAGGTTTAGAAAACGATCAAGCTAAGTGGGAACTATTTTTAGAAGGTATTGAATATAAAGGTAACTGGACAACTGGAATACGTTATAAAAAATATGATATTGTTAAATCTGGCGGCACACTATGGAGAGCTAGTCAAGGTCATACATCAACAACTAGTTTAAGAATTGACTCTGGATTTTGGACTGCGTGGATTCCGGGACTTGAATATGAATCTGTTTGGGATAGTGTAACCGAATACAATAAAGGTGATATTGTTAAGTATGGCGGATATGCTTATACTGCTTTAGACAACAATCTTAACAGTGCACCTAGTATCAACGGATTGTTACAAGATACTGGAAACTGGGAATTACTAGTAGAAGGATATCGTCATGTCGGCGATTGGGACAGTGGAACTCCGTATACTACTGGTGATGTAGTAAGAAGCCAAGGATATTTGTACGTTGCATTAACTGATAATCTTACAGTTAATCCTGATTCAAATAGTAATACTTGGCAAGTATTAGTTACTGGTCGTAAATGGAAAGCTGAATGGGCAGATAATACAGAGTATTCGTTAGGAGATATAGTAACATATGCTGGCACTGCGTATATTTGTATAGATCGACACACATCGAGTACAAGTGATGGTCGTCCGGACTTAGATATTTTACAACCAGATCAAAATTATTGGACAGTGTTAATACAAGGCACATCTACTAATGTACTAACTAGCTTTGGTGACATAAGAACACACGACGATACTGAAACAACAAGGTTTGCAATAGGGTCTCCAGGTAATGTATTAAAAACTAGTGATATTGGTGCAGTACTATGGGAAAACTTTGAACAAGTACCTAGTGTATTTTATGTGTCTGTTAATGGTGCAGACGTAACCGGTGCAGGTCTAACAATTAATGCTCCTTTTCGTACTGTAAAATACGCAGCAGAATATATTGCAAACAATATTGATACTGATAATGTTAATACTACTATTTTTATAAAAACAGGAATTTATGAAGAATTATTGCCAATTAAAGTACCGAGAAATTGTGCACTTGTAGGAGATGAATTAAGAAGTACAGTTATAATGCCAGCAGCTGGTTTAGAATTAAGTGATATGTTTTATGTTAATAACGGCAGCGGCATTAGAAATATGACATTACAAGGATTAACAGGAGAATTAGGATCACCTAATCAATATTTAACTCGGCGTCCGACAGCTGGCGCATATGTAAGTCTTGATCCGGGTAATGGTCCAACTGACACTTCTGTTTGGATTACTAATAAATCGTGTTATGTACAAAATGTCACTACATTCGGTACTGGATGTATAGGTATGAAAATCGACGGTAATTTACATAACGGCGGCAATAAATCAGTTGTTGCAAACGATTTTACGCAAGTAATAAGTGACGGCATTGGATACTGGGCACTCAACGGTGGACGTTCAGAACTTGTATCTGTGTTTACATATTTCTGTCATATTGGTTACTTAGCAGAAAATGGCGGAATTTTACGTGCAACTAATGGTAACAACAGTTATGGTACATACGGAAGTGTTGCAGAAGGTGTTAATCCGTTAGAAGATACTATTACTGGTGAAATAGACAACAGAACATTAGAAGCGCAAGCCGAAATAGTTCATACAAACGGTAACAATTTAATAGCAATTGGTTATTCACATGCCGGTCAATCTTATACCACTGCAACTAATACATTTAGCGGTCCTGGAATTAATGCAACTGCTGTTTATGAAGAATTTAGAAACAACGCAGTAAGTCAGATTAGATTAATTGATCCAGCAGATTCTAGTATCCCAGGCGGATTAAATTATCAATACTTGCTGAACAATGCACAAGGTGGCACTAACTATAGCATAACTTTAGCTGCATCTGACGACACTGGAACGCCTGCAAAATATATAGGTATGAGAATTGTAATTGTTTCCGGTAAAGGTGTAGGCCAATACGGATACATTAGTGGGTACGATGCATTAACAAAAATAGCAATTGTTAGTAAAGAATACAACGATACCAATGGATGGGAAAACTTATATCCAGGACGTCCTATTGAAACAACTTTAGATTCTACAACTAGATATAGTTTAGAGCCAAGAGTTATTATTGATGAACCAAATTTTTTAATAACTAATGATACATTAACGACTTTCCCTGCAAATTTTTTAATAGGAGGCGCCGGCAACAAATACGCAGCAGCAATTCAATACTCAAACGGAACTTATGTAATAGTAAATAGCTCAGGAGAGACAGCAATAAGTACTAACGGAACAACGTTTACAGCAAGTACTACATTAGGAGCTGGTACTCTCTTATCATGGACAGGTAACAACTTTACTGGATCTTCAGGTACTAATTTGTTCTTCCGAAATAGTACTACAGTTTATAACTATAATACATCAACATCAACATGGAATAATTTTACAATTCCAAACAACGGCTACACAGGGTTAGCAACAAATCAATCAACAGGTCTTAGTATATTAGCAAGCACTCTTGGAGTTACTAGATTTACGCCAGACGGTTCTACTAACAATACAATCGGCGGCATTGGTACTGGTATAACAGGTGTTGCATACGGCAACGGTATATGGGTACTGTTACAGACAAACGGTACTGCATTGACAAGCATAAATGAAGGTGTGAATTGGACGATACAGACTGAAGTATTAGACACGTCTGTTACGTGGAATGACATTGCGTATGGCAATGGTAGATTTGTAGCAGTTAGCGACACAACTGCTGGATATAGTTTTGATGGTGTAACTTGGTATTCCGATGATGAACATTTAGAAACATTCCCAGCAACATCTGGTTTAAACAAGATTATATATGCAGCTGGAGAGTTTATTGCTTGGTCAGAGGAAAACCCATCCAATACAAATTATATGGCAAAATCAAAAGACGGATTTGCTTGGAAATGGTTTGCCCAAGATAGTACAGCATACTCATTAAATGACGCTGGCCATAGAATTCAGAATTCGACAATTACACCCGGAGGCGTATGGTTTACTCGAGGAGACGGCGCCGGAGGCAGCGCCGGCAATTCAATAATAAAGATTACTACTGGAGCAGGAGCAATTGCTAGAACAATTGTTAGTGGCAGTAGATTAGAATCATTTAATATTTATGATCCAGGCTCTAATTATACTACAACACCTAATGTATTTGTTTTCGATAACGAAAACACAATTAATAATGATTCTCAAGCAAGATTAGCAAGCGGAGTATTAGCGCAGCCTGTATTTACTAACAGAGGTGAAGGCTATGTTACTGCAACATCACAAATAACTGGCGACGGATTTGCAGATATATTTCAGACAGGTAAAACAATAAAACTTAAAAATGTTACTCGTGTTCCAGGCCCTGGCGCAAACGTATCCATTAATGGCATCGGTGATGTTACTTATAGATTAACACAGGTAACTTCGCAAAGCGGAACTGTTCCTAATCTTAACTTAACTGTTAACATTAGTCCAACAATTAAGAATCAAAATTCACCAGATCATGAAGAAACGTTAATTATACGTGAACAATATAGTCAAGTAAGACTAACAGGACACGACTTCCTAGATATTGGTGTTGGTAACACAACTAGTACAAGATATCCTCAATTATACTTAGAAGGCGAAGATCCTGAAACACCGAGACAACCATTTAACGAAACAGTTGACAATGGTGGAGGTAGAGTATTCTACACAAGTACTGACCAAGATGGCAACTTTAGAGTTGGCGAATTATTTGCTGTTGAACAAGCTTCGGGGATTGTAACAGTTAATGCAGACTTATTTGAATTAAATGGTTTGTCAGAACTCAGTCTCGGAGGCATATCAGTCGGCGGCAGTGCTGTTGTTATTAAAGAATTTAGTAAAGACGGCACTTTTGTAGCAAACTCAAATAATATTGTTCCGACACAAGCAGCGATTATATCTTATTTAGAAAGTAGAATTAGTAGCGGCGGCGCCGACGCATTAACTAACACACTAATTGCTGGACAAGTTAAAATCAGTGGTACTAATATTACAACTACATCAGGACTAGAAATAAATATTCCTGTACCAATAAATCATGTTAAAGGTATTAGTGGAGACTACTTGTCTTTACAATACTTTGGAATTTAACAACTGATACAGTTATGATAAATATATTAAATAGAGCGGAGTTTTTAAATGGCAGAGTTTAAATTAGGTAGAATTAGATTTATATGGAAAGGCGATTGGTCGTCTGCCACAGTCTACTACAAAGATGATATTGTTCGCAACGGCGGTAATACATATGTTTGTGTTGCAGGACATACTGCTCCAGTTACATTTACTGATAGCCAAGAAACATACTGGAATAAAATTTCAGACGGTGTTGATTGGAAAGGTGATTGGTCGTCTACCACATATTATAAAGTTAATGATATTGTAAAGTACGGCGGCTACTTGTATATTGCAAACGAAGCTCATGATTCTGCTTCATCAGCAATCCTTGGTTTAGAAGATGATCAATCTAAATGGGATTTATTTGCAGAGGGATTTGACTATAAAGCAAATTGGGCTGTAAGTACTCGTTACAAAATTAATGATATTGCAAAATATAATGGTACTATATATATTTGTACTCAAGAACATACTAGTGCAGGTGATCTTGCAGACGGTTTAGAACTTGATCAATCTAAGTGGGATATATTCTCAGAAGGATTTTATTGGACTGATGTATGGCAAACTTCTACAAGATATAGAGTTAACGATATTGTACGCTTTGGCGGCACATTATACATTGCAAATACTGGCCATACTAGTGCAGCAACAGAAGCTGAAGGTTTAGAAAACGATCAGTCAAAATGGGATTACTTACACAAAGGTATAGAATATAGATCTACTCATACAGCAAATACACGTTACAGAATTAATGACGTTGTAAAATACGGCGGCGGCCTATGGATTTGTACTACACAGCATACAAGTAGTGCAACTAATTTAGCAGCCGATGAAGCTAATTGGGCACAGTTTGTTGAAGGTTTAGAATTTGAAGATAGTTGGGATGCATATAAAAGTTATCAGCCAGGCGACTTTGTAACATATGGTGGTTATAGTTATGTATCAGTAACTAATAACATTGGATTAAAGCCAAGTGATAATTTAAGTGATTGGGATCTATTTACAACTGGATTTAGATTTATCGGTGACTACGACGATGATAGTTCGAGTAGAGAATACATCGAAGGTGATGTTGTACGATTAGGCGGATATACATATCTATGTATCGAAAAACACGAAGGATTCCGTCCACCTAACATATCATATTGGGAATTATTAAACGAAGGTATTGAATGGAAGGGTGACTGGACTGACGCTACATTTTATGATGCAGGAGATAGTGTACAGTACGGTGTTAACAGTTACATCTGTATACTTGCACACACTTCAGACGAAACGGTTGTACAAAATAGACCAGATCAAGATGTTGACGGAAGCGAATGGAATTTACTAGTTGCAGGCGCAGAATCAGGAAACTTAACCACTGAAGGTGACATTGTCTACTATGGTGGAGCAGGCCCTACAAGATTACCTATTGGCACAGCAGGTCAAGTGCTTAAAGTTAATGATAATGCTGATGCTCCAGAATGGACCAGCTTTGGCGCTATTAACAATGTGTTCTATGTAGAAACTAATGGCGGTGTAGATCTTCCTGCACCAAGTTACGGTGTTACACTAGACCGTCCGTTTAAAACAATTCGTTATGCAACTGAACAAGTTCAAGCAGGCGCAATACGTTATAACGCAAAAACATTATTAGAAAGAAACAGAAGTTTTATCCAAGACGAAGTAATTGAGTATATTGAAGCTACATATTCCGATACTGCTACAGCTACCACAGCATCAACAAATGCAATCACTATAACAGATACAAGCTGGCTTGTTGCTGGTGAAACAGCAGTTAAGTTTGCAGCTACTACCTTTGGAAATATTATTGCAGACACAGAATACTATGTAAACACTATTCTTGATGCAACAACATTTACAATTTCAGAAACCAAAGGCGGAGCAATATTTGCTTTAGCAGACGCTACAGGAACGTCAGCAGTAAGTCTTTCATATGTACAAGCAACTTGCCGCAGAGATGCAGGCCAAGTACTTGATGCAGTTATTTGGGATTTATCACATGGCGGTAATGAGCGCTCGGTAAAAGCAGCAAAGTCATATTTTAATGCAGCTGGTGATACTTACGTTGCAGATAATGCTACACAAACAGCAGCAGGCTTAGGATATATTGTTACTCTTGCAGATGCAGTATTATCAAATCTTGCTCCTGCAACTGTCCGCGGCAGTCTAAATCAGTATATTAATGCTGCGTTTGTAGAAGAAGCTGATGCACTAGCAACTGTAACAACATTAACAGGTATTGTTACTTCGGCAATTACTGCCGGTAATACTATAAATGTTCCAGCTGAACGTAAACCTCAAAATAGTATATTTGTTAAAACTGGCCAATTTGCAGAAGTGTTGCCGATCGTTGTTCCAGAAAACACAGCAGTAATAGGAGACGAATTGCGTTCAACAAAAATTACGCCAGCTGGCACATTAGTTGACAGTGCAGACACTCCTTATACATTAGATGGTATTTCTAGATTGCAAGCAGTTATAAGTCTTGCTGTTACTAACCCTGCCGGTATTACTAAAACCACAGGCAATGCATTAGACCCAGTAACAACTGCTCCAGTAGGTAGTGCAGGCGCTGGCACATTTGCAACTGAATTAGTACAGCAAATTTATGATTATATTGACTGGGGTGTAAATGGAGCATCAGGCGACAGTACTGTACCATTATCCTACGGTTCAAATACTCCTAATACTACAACTGATTACACATATGCTGTAGAGTCACTGGAAGCAAACAGAGCATTTTTAGTACAAGAAGTTCTTGCGTATATTGCTGATACATATCCTCTATATGTTTATAATACGGATAAATGTGCAAGAGATATTAATAGATATATTGATGCAATCAAAAATGATTTAATTTATACTGGAAATTACAAATCTTTGTTATATGCACGTTATTATGTAAATGCTGTTAATGGGTCATTATTAGAAGATATGTTCTATATGCGTAATGGTACAGGATTAAGAAACTGCACAGTTAGTGGTCTAACAGGAACATTAGGAAGTGTTAATGCGTTTGGAACTAAACGTCCAAGTGCTGGCGCATTTGTAAGTTTAGATCCAGGTTGGGGTCCAGCACACACAGATGCATGGATTATTAATAAATCTCCATACGTACAAAACGTAACTACATTTGGTACAGGATGTATTGGTTGTAAGATTGACGGTGACTTGCATGATGGCGGTAACGATTCAATTGTTGCAAACGACTTTACACAAATTATATCAGATGGTATCGGTGTATGGTGTACTAACTTAGGCAGAACAGAACTTGTGTCTGTGTTCTCATATTACGGACATATTGGTTACTTGGCAGAGAACGGTGGTAAGATTCGTGCAACAAACGGTAACAGTTCTTATGGTACATTTGGTACAGTTGCAGAAGGTGTTGATATTACAGAAATACCTATAACTGGCAAAGTAACCAACCGTGCTTTTGATGCCATTGTTAATCGTGTACTTACAGACGGCAATGAAATTTTAGTTCTTGAATATGCAAATGCAGGTAATAATTATACAACTGCTACTGATGCCTTGCTTACTATCGAAAGTGTAAGTGCAGCTGACGGTGATAGGACTCAGGGATCTTATTATGGAGTTTCCGGTTCAACAAGCGGCAGTGGTACAGGACAAGACTTTGATATTATTGTAGACGAGTTTGGCCTAGCAACTGTTATTATTAATAAAGGCGGTAGCGGACATGTTGTAGCAGATACAATTACTATTGCAGATAGTTTACTTGGCGGCGGCGGAGCAGAAGACTTAACTTTTGATATTGCTACAGTCGGTGACGCAACCCAATTTACTGTTACCGGCGAAGGCTTTGGAGCAACTGTAGATAATGCACAAGTAGTTAACGGAGGTGTATTTGAAGTTAGGCTTACTGATCCAAGCGATGATAAAGGCGGTGAAGATTATATTAGTGCTGAAAATGTTGCTCAAGCAGGCAATACTACACAAATTACATTGTCTAACACAGATAATAGAGTAAGTAGTCAATATGTCGGAATGGCAATTTATCTAGTTGCCGGAACAGGCGCAGGTCAATATGCTTATATTGATACATACAATAGCGGAACAAAAATAGCAACAGTTAAGAAATTTAGTGACGATACTGCTGGCTGGGATCACGTTATTCCAGGGACAGCTATTGAGGCAGTACTTACAGACAGCACTAATTATAGTATTGAACCAAGAGTTACATTTACGGCGCCGGCAAGCGGACTATATGCAGACACAGCTAAAGGTAGAGCAATAGTTAGTGATGGAGCAATATCTAATATCAATATATTAGATCCGGGTGTAGGGTACAGTAGTGCGCCTACAATGGTTCTTACAGATCCAAACAACACAGTTGATGCGCCACACGAAGTTCGTATTGGAGATGGAGTACTTACACAACCTACATGGACTAGTAGAGGAACAGCTTTCAATACTGCAAGTGCAGAAATTACAGGTGACGGCTTTGCTGATATTTATCAACCAGGCACGATAGTTAGAGTTGCAAACCTAACATCGCCGCCATTACCGGGATCAAACATAGAGTTTTTAGGTTTACCCGGAGTATATTACAAACTAGTAACTGTAAGAGATTTAATAGGAACTGGCCCATATAGTGCTCAAATACAATTAAGTCCAGAAATTAGTATTACAGATGCACCAGAACATGATGATATTTTTGAGTTGCGTATTCGCTATTCTCAAGTACGATTAACAGGACACGACTTCCTAGATATCGGTACAGGCAATTTTGCAGATACTAATTATCCAGGAATTCCAGTTAACCCAGTTGACCCGCTAAAAGAGACTGTAGTAGGCGGCGGCGGCAGAGTGTTCTACACAAGTACAGACCAAGATGGTAATTTCCGAGTCGGGCGTTTGTTTAACGTTGAACAGTCAACAGGTGTTGCTACACTAAATGCTGATGCATTTAACATTAGTGGTTTACAAGAACTATCACTAGGTGCTGTTGAACTTGGCGGCACAGGGGCAACTATTACTGAATTTAGTGTAGACGGTACCTTTACAGCTAATAGTGATAATATTGTTCCAACACAAAAAGCAATCAAGACTTATATTGCTAGTCAAATTGGTGGTGGAGCAGGCGAACTTAACGTTAATAGCATTACAGCAGGTTCGATATTAATTAGTGGACAGGAAATAACAACAACGACAGGCGATCAGATAAATATATTACAGAAGGTAAATTATACTGGTGGAATAAGCGGAGTGCCTGTCGCACTAAATTACTTTTTACAAGCTTAATGGAGAAATAAATAATGGCAACAGGAATTTTAGGAACAGCAGATCTAGCAGCAGCCACATTAGCAACAGTGTATACAGTACCTGATGATACATTTTGTGTAGCTAGTGTCTCTGTTGTTAATAGAGGAAATACAGCAATTGGTATTAGGATAGCAGTAGCAGCAACAGATACTCCAACCGATGCAGAATGGTTGGAATTTGACACGCCGCTAGATGCAAAGGGAGTACTAGAAAGAACTGGTATGGTTTTACAAGCAGGAAAAAAAATTGTTGTACGTTCTACAGCAATAAATGCTAATGCAGTAGCATTTGGTATTGAAACAAGTGTGCCTGCAGCATAAATACATAAACAAAGGAAAATATAATGGGAAGATATATATCATCGTCTGGTAGTCCGTTAACAACATATAGAGAAACCGCAACTGCAATCACTGCTCAAGCAAATGATCGTATAGTATGCACAACAGGTGGATTTACTGTTACACTGCCAGCAAGTCCGTTGGTAAACGACACAGTACAAATTATTGATGCAACAGGAGTGTTTGGATCAAACAATGTTACAGTCGGACGTAATGGAAACGAAATTCAAAATATTGCCGAAGATTTAACATTGAATATTAATAACACGGCCGTCACACTAGTATTTACGGGTGCTACTTACGGTTGGTTAATAGTTAGATAAGGGCAAATTATGAGCACACTACGAGATTTTTTAGGACTTGAAACATCAACAACAATAAGTCAATTGTCCGTATATAACACTGGTCAAGGCCAGAGTGTAAACGACGGCGGAAGATGTTGCTTGTATACAGTGCCAGATGGCATAACATCAGCAACCATTGAATTATGGGGCGGCGGCAGCGGCGGCGCTGGAGCATGTTGTTGTCAATCGCCAACAATACAAGGTACTGCTGGCTACTATTCTACTAGAAAAATTGATTTAACTAGCGGAACAGAATTAACAATATGTGCAGGAGCTAGTACTGGTTGTACAGGAGCATGCAGAGGTCAAGAAGGAAATCCAAGTTATGTGCGTTGTAGTGGTAATGTAGCTGCATGTGCAGCAGGCGGCCGACCTAGCACAACACAATGTTTTATGTGGAATTTTGACAGTGGCCATAGCTGTTCGGTGGTTGTATGCTCACTTGCACAATGCAGTGATGTGTGTACAGGCTGCGGCTATTATGGAGTGTCAAACCCGTCGTCTTGGTGTGCAGATACTGACAATTTAATGTCAGCAGGCTCACCTAAATATTCTACTAATATGCGAATGAGTGGACAACGATGTGCGGTTGACTGGACTAGACAAGGCTGCTGTTATAACAAAAATCACTTTCCGGGTGGACCTGGACATAGTGGCGCAGCTTGCGGCGGCGGATTTTGCTGGGGCGGCTGGGGTGCAAGTGGCCTAGCTATTATAACATTTTATGGATAAGGCGGAGTAAAATATGGGTGAACGAGCAAATAATATAATTACTAGGGAGTTTACATATAACGTTCCTGATGATTATCTAGCACAAACAAATGAAAATGCAAATACAGCATCTTGGACCTATGAAGGTCCTGATCTTTTGTATATTTTCGCAGAAGAAGATACTAACATTGTACATATTAGTCCAGCTTATACTATTAACGACGATGGCGATAATATTCCTACACCAGTAGGAATGTACAAAATTGAAGTAGATGCTACTAATACAACCCATCTTCCTTTAGCATCAATAATTTATCAAAATATTATTTTTACTGAATTGCCTACAAGAAATGAAACATTGCCAGATGGAAGTATATGTAAAATATTAGATCCAATACCTCCGCATGAGGCGTATGACGACGATGCTATAACTTATAATGCGTCTAATAATGAATTTAACTATCCTTGGAAATCTCCACATATAACGTGGGAAAATTTAAAGCTTATCAGGAATCATCTACTTATACAAAGTGATGAATGGATGAGAGATGCTGCTGATTATACTGAATCTCAATTATCAGAACTACAAGCATATAGACAGTTATTACGAGATTTAACTACAACATTTTCTGGTATCGATCCGTGGAAGGTCCCCTTTCCAGATGTGCCAGAGTTTTTAACAGTACCATTGATAATTGAGGAAGGAGAATAACATGAGTGATTTAAGAAGTCTTTTTCCTGTATCACAATTTGCAGCAGGCGGCGGCGACGCAGGAGGTGGTCTCGGTAGAATACAGGTGTTTAACACTAATATAACGTCAGTAAGTAATGGCGGGCAATGTTGTTTGTGGACAGTACCAACAGGCGCTTCTTGGGCAATTATTGAAGTTTGGGGCGGCGGCGGAGCCGGACCAGGAGCATGTTGTTGTCAACAGCCTAATCAATCAGGTGGTGCTGGTGCATATGCAAGAAAAACAATTACAGTTGCAGCTAACGATACTTTTAGAATATGTGCAGCAGGTTCTACTTGTTGTTCTCCTAGTTGCTGCGGCACTGAAGGATTTCCTAGCTATGTACAAAATGAGTCAAGTGCTAACGGAAGCGATACTATTAATTTGTGCGCACGTGGCGGCCCCACATCTTGCAGCGGCTGTTTTATTTTAACAGGATGTGAAGGTACTAATACAGGCTGGACTCGAAACTGTAAATGCGGAAGTTTTTGCGGTCATGACTTTGGTTTACCTGCAATTAGTGGATCATCTCGAGGAATGTACTGTTATTCAAATACACTACAATATATTCCGTCAGGTCCGAATATCGGAAGCAACATTCGCGCAAGCCACTCATTTTGTCAATGCCCAGCTGGATCAGGTTGTGGGATGTATAGCAGCGGCTTGTCTAGTTTTCCAGGTGGCGGCGGCCCGGGTGCTAATACTACAGGCGGCGCATTTTGCTGGGGATACGGCGGTGCCGGCGGCCTAGTAACAGTGACGTTTAGATAAGGAATAAAAAAAATATGTCAGATTTAAGATCACTATTATATACAGGCGCATCGATAGTTAATGCAGTACAACTGCAAGAGATTATGATTGCAAACACAACTGAAACACCGAGTAATGGCGGCGCCTGTTGTTGTTGGGAAGTGCCTGCAGGAACAAGTTATATTAATATCGAAATGTGGGGCGGCGGCGGCGGCGGCAGCGGAAGCTGCTGTTGTATGCAAGGACGTCCGGGCGGGTCTGGTAGTTATTTGCAAAAATCATTAACCGGAGACGAAGTAATACCAGGAACATATATTTGTATATGTGCCGGCGGATCAACTGTTGCATCACCTACTAATGGCTGTAGCGGGTGTCATAGTCGTGCAGTTGGATGCAATATAACAGCTTGTGCTCGAGGAGGTATGCGAGGATATGCTTGCTGTAACTATTTTGTAAGTTGTTATAATTGTCAACTTATGTGCTATGCTGAATGCTGCTCATTCGGCGGCGATGTTAACATACACTCGACCACTGGCGATGCAATGACCAGTCAGTATTGTTTTAATATTGGCCAACAGTTTGCACCAGTTGCACCAGGAACAGTGTCAGGGCCTCTTATAGGCCCAGGCGGGTGTACTTGTACTGGCTACGGCGGAAACATGGCAGATCCAGTATTCCCAGGCGGCGCAGGTTTTAGTGCTCAGATGTATGGTGGCGGATGTCGTTGTGGCGTTTATGGTGCAGCGGGTGCAGTTTTAATTAAATTTGGATAATAAAATGACAGATATAACAAAAGAATTTACATATAATTTAGCTGATGATTACTTAGCGTTAACAAACGACGAAGGTAAAACGGGCACATGGACATATGTTGGCCCAGATATGATTTGGGTTGAAATTGAATCAGATACTGGAAAATTAGATAACACTGGATTTTTTACTCTTGAAGAAGACGGTCCAAATATTCCAGTACCTGAAGGAATTGAATTAGTATGTGTTGATTGCAATATTAATCCTTTATTGTGTACCTTAGTTGCAGCCGACGAAGTAAAAGACTATACATTACTTCCTCAATATACTGAAGATTTACCAAACGGAAATACATATAGCCGTCCTGCAGATCCTACACCAGATCATACTTATGACGTACAGACTGCTACATACAGTCACTCAACACAAGAATGGTCGTATGAATGGTTTAGTAGCTGGGCAACTTGGGATGCTATTGTTAACCGTCGTGATATGCTATTAAGAGAAGTTAAAAAAGAAATTTCGGCATTAACGGATGCCCCCGATGCAGTTGTAAATATGCTGAATGATTATAAAGAAGAATTAGAAAGTTTAGAAACAACTTGGGCAGAGTATACTTCTGATAAAGATTGTATTAAAATACAACTTCCAGCACATCCAATAAAAGGATAAGCCAAAACTGAAAAAGTTTTAACTTTTCTCCTATAAGTAGTTATATATTATATTAGGAGATGTTATGAGATCGAAAGCTTTTTTTATTAACGGTGGCGCAGGCAGAGTAATTTGTTCTATACCTGCATTAGAAAAATATGCAGAAGAATCTGGCGACAAAGATTTTATTATTGTTGCCGAAGGCGGCACCGATTTTTATAAAGGACATCCGTCACTTTATGAACGAGTTTACGATAATTGGCATAAAAACTTATTTGAAGATAAGTTAATTCATATGGATATCGAAACACCAGAACCGTATAGGATCTGGGAATATTACAATCAAAAATGTAATCTCTCACAAGCATTTGATATAGCAATTAATAACCAAGGAGTTAGAGATCTTTCTAAACCTACGTTAAAGTTAAGCATCAATGAAAAGCTACCTGCTAAACAAGTAATTAATGAAGTAAAAGAAAAAACTAAAAAAGATAAAATTATTGTGTTTCAACCTTTTGGTAGAGGAACTGTAGTAACAGAAGATGGATATGTTACTGATTCTAGCGGAAGAAGCTTTGAAGCTCAGCATGTTATTAATATAGTAAAGGGATTACAAGAAAAAGGGTTTGCAGTAGTAATTATGAGTGAGTTTGGGATAGATTTCCAAAAGCACGGATGCAAAGATCCAGTAGCAATGCCACAAAATGTTTCTATTAGAACATGGGCTGCTATAATTAACGAAGCAGATTTATTTTTAGGTTGCGATAGCGTTGGACAACATATTGCATATAGTTTAGAAAAACCAGCTGTAATTGTGACAGGCAGTACATTTGAAGTAAATGTATCTTATCCTAATTGTGAATATTTTAATATCTTAGACATGGGCGGCGATGCAAGACAATATTCTCCGATACGTATCACAGTTGACGAAGTTGCAGACAGACGCAATGAAGGAATTATGATAATGAATGATGACATAGAAAAGCATATTATAAAAAATGTAGTTTCTCATTACGAAAAACTTGCTAAACCTACTGTTAAAAAAGAAAACATTAAGATATTAAATAAAAATGACTAAAAGATTTTTTGCATTTGGATGCAGTTTTACAGCATATTCTTGGCCTACTTGGGCAGATTTGTTATCTGTAGGATATGATGAATATTATAATTACGGAATTGCAGGCATTGGTAATCGAGCAATTGCTGAACGAATTGCAGAAGCTCATGCAACTCATAACTTTACTAAAGATGATTTAGTTATTGTACAATGGAGTACACATCTTCGAAATGACTGGTATAATCCTAAGATTGTAGATGCAAGGGGAGTAGCTTGGCAAACTGCTGGTAGTTTATTCAGCTATCAAAATTTAAAATTATATGATCAAAAATGGTTTGATACATTTTTTTACGAGCCGGCATATTTAATGCATACATATAATAATGTTTTATTAGTTCAAAATTTGTTAGAAAATACTAAATGTGAATATTATATGACTAGTATCGGAGATTTGCGTAATGGTGGCGCCGATCTAAAAGATAGTGATACGTTTAATGAAAATGTAATACCTAGAAAAGCAGAGACAGATAATTTTGCTATATGGGAAGATTATCCTCATCTAGAAAAAATATATAGTAAGCCTATATGGGAAGATAGGAAAGACAAGTGGTTAGAGCCAATAATGATACATTATATGTATAATTGTCCTGAGAGATCTTATCAATGGTTAGTAGGAAACTATCCTAACAATCGACTTGCTGATGAGTTACATCCTTCAACTGATCAATATTATCTATGGTTAAAGGATAATGTTTTAGAAAAACTAAACAAACTTGATATAGAAAATAATTGCATTGATATATCTAATGACACTAGAAGTTTTTATGAGAATAGTATGAACAACATGGCATCTTTTGAAAGGAAGCTATTAAATTTAAAATCTACCGGTCTTAGATGGCCGAACACACCTTTAGGAAACTTAAAATGAAAGAAACTAATGATATTTGGATAGCTGGCATAGCACGTGGACACAATTCAGGTGTATGTCTTTTAAAGAATGGCGAAATAATATTTTCTATTGAAGAAGAGCGGTTAACTAGACAAAAATACGACGGCGGCCCGTATGCTAGTATGATTAAAATATTAGAATACACTGATAGATTAGATTATCTAGTAGTTGCACATACACAGTCTCTGAGAGATACAGCCGGGATGGTAGACTATTCAGGTGACGATGTTTATACAGGATTAGCAAGAAAATTAGGACTAATTGATAGAAAACAAGACAATCGAAATCATCCACAAGTAATTGATATGAGCAATCAACATCATAAATTGCATGCTGCATGTGCATTTTATCGATCTGGATTTGATAATGCTACAGCAGTTGTTGTTGACGGCGCAGGCACATTTTTACATCTCGAAAACGAAGTTGATAGATATACTGCGTGGGAAGTAGAAAGTATTTTTAATTGTGACTATCCAAGCCAATTTGAAACTGTATATAAACATCTAGGAACACACGGTCCGAGATTAACCCAGCATCTAACAGAGTTTCCAAGTAGTTTTTATAATGAATTTAATGAAGACGGAACACCAAAAACGCACGAGGTTTATATAACAGAAAAGGCCGGCATTGTAAAAACATATGAAGCAGTAACACAATACTGCGGATTTAGTTCTATTGAAGCTGGTAAAACTATGGGATTGTTTCCATATGGAAACAAAAACTCTAATATTCCAAATCTTTTTGAGGATACGGGAATTCTCCCAACGTCTAATAGGAATGTTATTATTCCAAATTATCCCAACGGAGCATTTGTTAATAATATAATGTTTGATGAATTAGCCGATAGTAATAGCAGCGATTGGACTAAACTGCAAAACAGAAGAGATTTAGCATATGCTTGTCAGATAGAAACTCAAGAGCAAGTTGTGAATCTCATTAGAAAAGCTGTTAGTACTACAGGAAATAAAAATGTTGTTGTAAGCGGCGGCTACGGACTAAATTGTGTAGCAAATTACTACTATTTAGACGCTCTTAAAAACGATGGCATTAATTTGTATGTAGAGCCAATTTCTAATGATGCAGGAACAGCAATGGGTGCAGCATTGATGTTTTACAAAAAACAATATGATGATAATACTAGGTTTGTAAGAGCTGATACATTATACTTAGGACCAAAATACACGTATTCGTTAGATAAGATTGAATCAATTGCTAATCAATATAATGCAACTGTAGTTGACGCAACGGATTTAGATGTAATCGAGTTAATGACTAGTAAAAATATTGTTGCTAACTTCCAAGGACGTTCAGAAAATGGCCCCAGAGCTTTAGGCAATCGTAGCTTGATGTTTGATCCAACCTTTGAAGACGGCAAAGATTTTGTTAATGAAATCAAACGAAGAGAATATTTTCGGCCATTTGCAGGAAGTATTTTAGAAGAAGATGCACACGAGTGGTTTGATCTGCGTGGGATGGAAAGCTCGCCTACAATGATGTATGCTGTAAATTGTCAGCCTGGCATTGAAGAAAAGATTCCTGCTATTATTCACGTAGACGGCACATGTCGAATTCAAACTGTCAGTAGAGAACAAAATCCGCATTACTATAATATTATTAAAGCATTTAAAGAAAAAACAGGATGTCCTATTATTTTTAATACTAGTTTTAACTTGGGCGGCGAGCCGTTAGTAGAAACACTTGAAGATGCATTATGGACTTTACAAGAATCAGATATTGAATATTTGTACCTACCAGAATACAAAAAGCTGTTGTCTATAAAAAACACATAAATACAGTTACAATAATGGAATCATAAATGTTTAATATATCAAATTTTTTTACAACTGGATTAAAAAATACAGTACTATTTAAGAATAACGCAGGGACTTCTCACAAAGGTCCTTGGGTTGCTGTATATCCAGATACTGTATTAGACAGATTTCATGTAGGTGATTTTGCCAGTGTCGAATATACAATATCTGCAGATTTTAATAGTAGTAAAAAAGAAATATTAAAAGTTTTAGTAACTGCTAGTGTAGATACTGCTAGTGTAGTAATATATGCAAGAAATAGTACCGACGATGCATTGATAGAAGTAGATGCAATAGTTAACGATAGTTATGTAGATGTTATTGTCGATCCTATTGTCGCTGACGACAGTACACCGTATGCAGGAACAAAAATAATATATACGGCTCAATATTTTCATGTACAAAATCCTTCTACAAATTAAGATAAATAAGATAGTAGGAGGACCACATGTCTGTTATAAAAAATTCACCATTTGAATCTAGATATGGATTCAAGAGTAAAAATTTTACTGTTGATGATCAAGGTAATATTAATGCATCTTCTCTCACTCTTATTCAGTCTGATGCAGACCTAGCTTCGGATTTTACAATAACAGAAAATGTAACAAAAACTGAATTCCTTATAAATTCTTTAGAAGATGAAAATCCGACAATTAATTTAGAAAGAACAAGGTCGTATACGTTTATTTTAAATACGCCGACTCTTACGTTTACAATATTTAATCCAACAACTGATGAAGCATACACTGATGGAATTATACACAGTGACGGATCTAGAGGACCGGATGCAGTAGAAAAAACTTCTGGTAGTTATACTTTTAGAGTACCGATTGATGCTCCAGATGTATTAGAATATCGAGGAGTAGATAGCCAAGACGAAGATGTTGTTGGAACAATAAATGTTACCGATGCATCGGGGTTATTTGGTAATTTAACAATAACTAATGATACTGATAGTACAGACATATTAACTGGAGCATTAGTTGTAAAGGGCGGCACCGCAATTGCAAAAAATTTAAATGTCGGCGGCAATATAACAGCACAAGGTATTGATTTAAATGGTGTTGGAATTCCTAAACTTGATTCTAATACTAACCTAGAGTTGTCTGCTACTAACAAAATTATAGTTAAAATTGACGATGTATTTCTTGGAGAAATAACTAATAACGGTTCTAGTATTCCAATAAATAATACTACAATTGAAAATACTACTATTGGCAGCGCATTACCAGCAACTGCAAATTTTGTTTCTGCAACAATAGTTAATCAACCTATAACTACTAATAGTGCAACAAATAAAAAATATGTCGACACAACTGCAACAGCATTAGCAATTACTTTTGGATTATAAAAAATGGCAAAAACACAAATAAAAAATTATGTATTTAAACCGGGCATAGGACTAAATGATAACCGTTTTCCAAATGCTTATAATTTATTAAGTGCTAATAAAAGTTTTATACAAAAAGAAGCAACACAATGGATTGCAGATCAAGTAGCAGCAGGTGCAGCAGGATTTGTAGGGTACACATACAATCAAGCAAAATGCGAAAGAGATGTTGGCTATGTAATTGATGCATATTTAAACGATTTAAGATACGGCGGTAATGAAAAACTTTACGATACAATAAAATATTATTGGGATCAAGACGTTGCACAAGTTGACGGTGATCGTCAGCCAGAAATACAAACTCACACGTTTATTGGTAATCTAATTAAAACTAATATTCTTACCCAGGTTGCATACAGTGCATCTAATACCGAAGTGACACAAACATTATCTGGAACTGCTAGTGAAACTACTCAGCAATTTACTCCAACGGATGCAACATATACTCCTACAACAGGAGATATGACTGTAACTATAGGCACACATAGTCTTGCAGTTGGTGACGAATTTTTTATTGCTCCAGGCGGAATAACCTTTACCTGTGCACTCGATGGCAATGCATCTGATCATCCATACCCAAGGGCAAGCGGTGTTCCTAATGATAAAGGCAAGGATCCGTATTATTATACTCCGATTACTATTACTTCTGTAACAAGCACTACTATTACTGCTAATGTAGGTATAAGTTCTGATACGTCTCTGCATACATTTTCAAGCGCACTAGCAAATAGTGTAACTGCCGGTCCAAATGCTAAGATTAATACCCTTGCATTTAATACAGTAGATGTTATTACTAATGGACTTAATGCATTGCCTACAAAAATTGACACGGGCGTAAGTACAATTAAACTCCAGGGAAATTACAATGTAAACCAGTTATTGTTAATAACAAATACTACAAAAAACGAAATTATTTATAATTTTAGTAGTAGTGATACTGGCGGCAAAGTAGAATTAAAGAAAGATAAAATTTCTAGAGACCCTGATTTTGCAAAATTTTTAGAAACTACTGATTCTATTACAATTATTAAATTAAATTATAATACTAAATCTCACTCGGCGCTAGATGATATACAAATTTTTGTAGAGCTTACAGAAAACGGAAAAAGTGTTGTAACTACCCGTCCTTATGATTTTGGAACTGACGCAATTGAACGTATGAGAATTGCCACGCCGCAATCTATGTTAGATGCTGACTTTGAATATGGACTACAGCCGACCAAATGGGCAGCTATTAGTACTTTGCGAGGCTATCCAAGTGTATACGAATTACCAGGAACAGATACACCAGTTCTAAGTGTTGTTACTGATGCAAGTGCAGGAACAGATGGAATTGGTCAATCCTTAATTACAGTTACTACTGTAGGGCCTCACGGAATAGAAGCTGGAAGTCCAATTACTATTAAAGCTCTTGAAGATACTACTAGCGGCGCAGCAAGAGCAGAAGGTAGTTTTATTGTTGTAGAAGTTCCTACTAGTACAACATTTACATATTATGCAAAATCAAAAGTTGGCGAGAGTAGTGGTGATATTTTATCAACTACTTACACACAACTTCGAAAAGCAGGATTTTATACAGGATCATCAATTGCTAATTCTCGCTTTACTATTAATAGTAACGGTAGTGCAGGAACACTAGTTGCAGAACTATCAGTACCATCAGGAAGCACAGTTATACCGTATGACGGCCCAGCACCTTCAATTGGTGCTCCTTTAGTAAATAACCCTGGCATATCAACTGGAACTCAAATTACTTCAGTAACAGACACTACGGCAGGCGGCGGCGTATATCTTACGCCTGCTGTTGTCGAAACTGTAACTAGTGGTAGTAGCACTGTAACAGTCGAAACCTCGAGTGGTATTGTAACTAATTTAGCAGTAGATCGTGGTGACGGATTTGCAACTATATTATCTAGTATTGACGGGAATAATTTAGAATTTACTGATTCTTTTACTACAAATTTAATCCCAAATAAAAAATCATATATTAATGTTTCTACAATTAATGATACAAGTTCCGGCCAAGATGCAGCATTTAATATAAGTGCTTCGGGATCTAGTTACACTATAGATTTAATTGTAGACGATGGCTCTAGTTATGAAATTGGCGACAGAATTAAAATATTAGGTACGGATCTTGGCGGAGCAACTCCTCAAAACGATGCAACAATATTAATTACAGACACGTTTTCCGACGGTGCAATTCTATCAACTTCGATAGAAGGCACAGCATTTGACGGTACTGGAACTGTTACAGGAGTAAGCGGAACTTACACTTTTGGCCAAGGAACCGGTGCTTCTTTTGATATTACATGGGTTGATAATGTGTATTCTACGGTAGATATTACTAGTCCTGATCCAAGTTCCGGATACCAAGTAAACGATTTAATTGTTATACCGGGCGACGATCTGTATGACAGCGGCGGGTCACCGATTAACGATTTGTATATAACAGTCACAGGAATCGGTGATGGAGGCTCTATTACTAGTGTAGTATTTGAAGGTACTGCTCCTGATGTAATTGAAACTTATAATAGCGTAACATTTACTACTGCTAGTTCAGGCACTGGCGCAATTTTTAATATTACTTCTGATTCGGGTTCATATAGCGCCGTTGTAGATTTTGGCGGCGTAAATTACTTGCCAACGGAAACTATATTAATATCAGGTGCTGATCTTGGCGGCATAACACCTGATAATGATTTAACACTTACAATTGATAATGTTGGCGGCACTGGAGATATCATAACTGTATCTTTATCAGGTGTTGCATATAACGGTGGCACCGAAGCAGCAGTCTTTAGTACACCAAGATCAGGAACCGGTGCAACTTTTGATGTTGATCTTAATGCCGGAGTGTACACTGTGTCGATCAATGACGGAGGTTCCTTATATGGCGATGCTCAGACATTTACTATTCCTGGAACTAGCTTATTTGGACAATCCCCTGCAAATGACTTAACTATTACAATTGATACTATTGACGGTATTAGTACTGGTGTAATTACTGCAATAACAAGTACGGGCACTGCTTCGGCCGGCGCAGGAAGTTATACTAATATTACTGGATTTTTAGAACCTCTTGTTGGAAGCGGCGCCACATTTGATATAGTTAGGAACTTTACTAATTATGACACAATTGTTCTAAACACCGCAGGTACTAATTATAAGGTCGGAAATAGATTTACAATTGAAGCAACAAATCTAGACGGAATAAGTCCATTTAATGATATTACTGGCCGAGTAACAGCAATTAACGAGGTTACTGGAGGAATTGTATCTGTAATTACTAGTTATGAAGAAGCAGCATACGGAGTTAATTTTGATTTATTATGTACCGTAGGACTATCAGAGCCGACTATACTAGACATAACAGCAGGATCAACAGCGGATTTTGAACAATTAGCTAGTTTAGGAATCACATTTGATAATGCACACGGATTAGTTCCTGGTAATACATTTATTGTTGACATACTGTCAGATGATGGCATAAACAATCATGCATTAGCAGCTGGGTCGTATATTGCTACAAATATTCCAGCAGTTGATCAACTAGAATTCCAAGCTAGAGCAGCAGGTACAATATCAATTGATAGCCTTGATATCAACGGTATCATTTATCCAAGACCGGATAGCTTCTTTGTACACAGACCATTTGACGGTGGCGTACAACTTGGTACAGGCGGACCGCAACACGGTGCGCAAGCAATACGTCAAAGTAAAAAGTATATTCGTTACCAATCAGGTAAGGGTATTATGTACACCACTGGTGCTCTATTTGCACCAAGCTACGACTTGCGTAGTTTAACAGCAGACGGCGTTGAAGTAGGAAGTTTAATTACTGTTGTAACTGATGATAACGACCACGGTGTACAAGTAGGCGGAATTGTTAGAATATTAGGTGTTGAGACTCCTGGATATAATAGCGGACCTGAAACTGCTGTACCTCCTACATTTGATTATGAAGTTGTTGACGTAGTTGATGAGCGTACATACAAAATAAGAGCACAACGTAGACTCGGAGCAACAGAAGCAATCCTAGGATTTGGCTCACAAATGAGTGTTGTTGCATGGCACGGCGCAACAGTACGTTCAGGAATCTTTGACGATCAAAATGGTATTTTTTGGGAGTTTGACGGAACACAAATTAGCGTAGTACAGCGTACTGGCACTAGACAACTTGCAGGCGCAATAGAATTAAAAGTAGATAACAATTTAGTTACTGGTACAAATACTAGATTTTTAGATCAATTAAAAGCTGGAGATAGAATTATTATCAAAGGTATGACACATGTTGTAAGTCACGTTAATAGTCAAACTGAATGTACTATTACACCAGACTGGCGCGGCGTAGTAGATATTCAGGGCGCTAAGGCTAACTTAATTGTAGATAAGAAAACAAAACAAGCAGACTTTAACTTAGATAGACTAGACGGAACCGGGCCAAGTGGTTACGATATTGATATTGCTAAAATGCAAATGATCGGTATTCAGTACAGTTGGTATGGTGCTGGCTTTATTGACTTTATGCTGCGTGGCTCAGATGGTAACTTTGTATTTGCACATAGAATGCGTAATTCAAACGTAAACACAGAAGCGTTTATGCGTTCAGGTAACTTGCCTGTACGTTATGAAGTCACTAACGAAGGCCCTCCCGGTAAACTTGCAGCAGCAATGGACGCAAGTCAAACAACTCTAGAGTTGATAGACGGCAGTTTCTTCCCAACAAGTGGTACAATTTATATTGATAACGAGATTATTAATTATACAGGTAGAACAGGAAATACACTAACTGGTTTACAAAGAGGGTCAACATATAATAATTTCCAAGCTGGTGCAGACAGAAGTTATTCAGCAGGCTCGCCTGAAATTCATAATGATAGAACAGGGGTAATATTAATATCTCAGACAATTACACCGTTGATTAGTCACTGGGGTAGTGCGTTTATTACAGACGGCGCCTTTGACGAAGACCGAGGATATATTTTCTCATACGCTGCGACAGGTGTTCCTGTTAGTACTACTAAAAACACAGCTTTTATGATTAGACTTTCACCTAGTGTTAGTAATGCACTAACAGGCGACTTAGGTGAGCGAGAACTACTAAACCGTGCGCAGCTACTACTGCAAGGACTTGAGATTACTTCAGATACAAGTACAGGCGGTTTGGTTGTACAAGGCGTGCTAAATCCACAAAACTATCCATTAGATCCTGGATCAGTTTCTTGGTCAAACCTAAGTGGTGCAGCACAAGGTGGCCAGCCTAGTTTTGCTCAAATTGCTCCAGGCGGTGCTATTGACTGGAATGGTGGTGCAATTGAAACTACTGCATCTGTTGCTATTAGTGCAGACATACAAACCTCAACATACACTCCGTTGGTCTTTGGAGCAAACGAAAATAACTCACCAATTGAACTTCTTACTAGTGTATATAATGGAGTTGGTCCAGCGTTTACTGGTGCTGAAATTTACGAAGCAAATGGTAATGCATACAGTGGCGGTAGCCAAGGCACATACTTAATAACTAATATTAGAACAAGTGGTAATGAAACTCTTATAGATTTTAGAAGTACTACTGGTAGAACACGAAGAGCTCAAAACTTTACTGGTACTCCTGGTATATACTTTAAACAGCCTTCTTATACTGGACTTACAAACAAATTAATTTTTGCTAAAGCAGCATGGGACGCTAGCGGTGCTGTTGAAGGTACTTCTGTTGCAACAAGTGATACTAATTGGCCAGCTGGTACTGCGGTAAGTAGTGTAGTCTTAAAAACGTTAGGTGCAACTGAATTTTACGAAGTAACATTTAGTCAGACATCTATTAATGAATTAACTACATCTGACTCAGTTACATTCCTTTTTGGTAATCCACCGTTTGCGCAACCAGGTGAAACAGTATTCTCATTCATTGCTAATCCGGGCGAACGTTCTACACTAGATTTATCACAATTGAAAGAACTTACTAACACGCCACTAGGCGGTAGAGGAACATATCCAAATGGACCTGATGTATTAGCAATTAACGTTTATAAGATTTCTGGCACCGAAGTTGCAGCTAACATCATTCTGAAATGGGGCGAAGCGCAGGCTTAATGCGCTTCTATCCAATCTGCAAAAGAACTAAGATCATCAAACACGATGGTCTTTTTTCTTATATCACGGTAGGTAAATTTCTTTAATTCTAGTTCAGTTTCTAAACCGTAACCAGTACGTACTAGAACAGGTTTTGCACCTATCTTATGTGCTGCTTTTAAGTCACTCATTTTATCGCCTACATAATAGCCGCGATTAAACTTAATATTCTTGTGTTTGTTTTCTTTTTCGCAACGTTTAAACATTCCAGTGTTAGGTTTTGCATACATATCATCTTTTCGACTGCTTGCACTATAATAGATAGCATCAATACTAGGACATCCTGCTTTCCCTAGTAATTCTAACATGTACATATGAAGTGTGTCAACGTCTTGTTCAGTAAATAACTTTTTTTCGATGCCGCCCTGATTAGTGACAATAGCAATACCATATCCTAATTTACGCAGTCGTGCAACTGCCTCTAAGCTACCTTCAATAGGTTCAAAGTCGACACCCTTCCAAGTATATGTTCCGCGATCAACATTAATAACCCCGTCGCGATCTAATCCAATTACACATTTTGTTGGAACATAATCGGGAGAAGATAATGGATCTTCTCCCCAGTAAATATCAACCATCTTGATCCTCAGGATTTAAGTTAGGTTCAACATTAGTCTTTTGGCTATCACCAGGTGCAACACGATAATTATCTTCTACACTGTCTGCTGTACTAACCTCGGTGATACTTGAACCCTCTTGTAGACAAATCAATTGATGCGGCTGTAACGGCGGATTGTGCCATACATCACCTTCTTTTAGATTTTTTTCATAAAGAACAGCAGTTTTTGTATCAATCCATCGCACTTTAAACTGGCCACTGTTTACAAACCAAGTCTCGTCTTTTTCTCTGTGAAAATGCATACTAAACTTTGCATTTGCTTTTTCAAAGAACATAATTTTGCCACAGTACTTGTCATTAGTAGCCCAAATTAATTCGTAGCCCCATCCTTTAGGAACAACGCCGCTTAATCTAGTTGGTTCTTGCATTTATATAATCCTCTATGTTAGTCCATTGCATATCTATTACACTATTTAAATTAGTTAAATCTGCACAGGTATACTTTTGGTATTGTGATTTGATGTTCTCTGGCATCGGTATATACTTAATGTCTGCACTGTATTTTTTCGCAATAGTTTTACCAACAGTGTCGAAACTTACCGGAACACCAGTACCTATGTTAAAAATACCTGATTGATCTACGTCGAACATTTTTTCATGCACACGACAAATATCATCTACACAAACAAAGTCTCTTAGGTAAGTTTCACTATTTTCAAAAAGTGTCACTTGCCCGTTATCTTTTGCTTGACGTGTAAATTTACTTACAGGACTTGCCTGATCGCCTTTGTGTTCTTCACCTTCGCCGTATACATTAAAGTAACGGAAGCCTTGAATTTTAATTTGAAATTCGTCTATGTATTGATTAATAAATCTATCAAACAAATACTTGCTCCATGCATATGGGCTTTGCGGAAGTAATGGTCCTGTTTCTGTAAAATGTTCAGTAGGTCCGTAAACACTTGCACTAGATGCATATTGAAAGTTAGTGCCAAAGTTTTCGCATATTTGTGCAAGCCTTACACTAAACTCAAAGTTCTGTTCTAGTATTTGATTTACATCTGTGTATGTTGTGCTACTAATAGCACCTAAATGTATGCACCAGTCATAGTCTTCTGTACTAGGAAGTATACCAGGTTGCCATTCCCATCCTTCTACTTCATGTCCTTGTGATTGTAAATAGTGTGCAACATTTTTACCAATAAAGCCTTCATGACCCGTAACTAATATTTTCATTTACTTGCCTCTATAATACTTGTTGTTGAATAGCCTTCGACTGTAGGTACTAAATGCACATCTGCTAAATCGTGTCCAACAACTGTTTCTACTGTGTAATCACCGCCTTTTACAATTAAATGCGGCTTTAATTTTTTAATTAATTCGTATGGAGTATCTTCATCAAATACAACTACTTGATCTACCCACGGTAATATTTCTAATTGAGTAATGCGCTTCATTTGATTGTTGATTGGACGTGTTTCGCCTTTAAGACGTTTGACACTTGCATCACTATTAATGCCTACAATTAGTTTCTCACCAAGTGTTTTTGCTTCTGCTAAGAGCTCAAAATGACCCTTGTGCAGTATATCAAACACTCCGTTAGTAAACACTATACGATCTTCTAAATCGCTTACAGCAAGCGTATATGTGCCTATGTGCGTAACTGCTTTAGTAGATCCCTTAACAGCAAGTTCGATACAATGTTTATAATCATAACCTTTGGTAAGTGCATACACAAATGCTGCTAGGAAACAGTCTCCTGCTCCGGTAACATCTGATACTTCTACACGCTCTACAGGAATGTCGTACACTTTGCTGTCTATAAGTGCAACAACATTATCGCCTGCGGCAGTAGTAATGATATTACCTTTCCAATCTGTAAATCCGAAATCTCCAAACTCTTTATAGTTAGGTTTTACAAGCCAAGCACCTTTATAGTGTTCTGCTGATTTCTTTGGATCTACAATAACACGACAACCTGCTTTGTTTGCTAATTGTATGATTTGTTCACTAAACTCTAATACGCCTTTATTATAATCACTTAGTATTACATAGTCGTATTTGTTAAATGGAAATTCTTGTAGTTCTTCTAAAACGTCATAACCGTCTGCAATGTAATCGTTGTCGATGCGTGTAACATAATGTCCGTCACACATGACTCGTGTTTTTATACTTGCAGGCTGATCAGATTCGTATAGACTAACGTCTACACCTAAACTTTTTAAATTTTCGTAAACAAGCCCTGCACCGCCTACAGTTTCTACAATACGTTCTTGTATAACAACTGGTACGGGTGCCTCTGGACTTAAACGTGTGCTTGTTCCATAGATATATCTGTCAATAATTATGTCACCAATAATTAATACTTTCATAACGCTATTATACTTTCTTTTGAGTTATTTGTCAAGAAGATTTATAGTTTGAAATACAGTATCTAGCTTAGTAAGATTAATTTTACTTTGAAGTGTGTTGCGCAAGCCGTGGTGCAACGGTTTTGGCCACTTAGTAAAACTGCACCAAGCATATCCATCGTGTTCATTATTAAGTTTAGGAATAAATTCTTCTTGAATAACACAAAGATATGTATGAAAATAAAACCTACTGTCAGGTGAAATAAAACTTTCCAAAGGAAGTGTTTTTTTAATATCAGGTAAAAACCCAATTTCTTCTTCGATTTCTCTTTTTAGTCCTTCAAAAGGAGTTTCCAAACCTTCATTAGTGCCGCCAACTAATCCCCATAGGTCTTTACGCTTACCTTGGGCTCTGTGGAGAAATAAAAATCTATTTGTGTCTAAGGTGTAAAACAGTGCGCCACTGCAAGTAATCATATCGTTCATACATATAATTAGCCTGCTAGTTCAACTCTCCATGTGCCAACTGGGTAATCGCCATCGATACTTAATAGCCACTCGTCGTTGTTAAAACGGTATTGCACACTAGTATTTAAATTTGTAGTATAAGTAACTTCTGTTGCAGCACTAGCATCGAATACAGTATTCCATCTAGATCCATTCCATTCGATAATATCGTTTGCACTTGCAACTGTTGCACTAAGATCAGTATTCTGCCACGCTACAGGAGATTCTGTAGCATCTGCATTACCGACATCGTCTAATAGTAATAACCTGACTCCAGCTGTTTTAATTGGAGTAGGATTATAATTAGTAGGGTCGATGATATAATCTATACTTGTGCGCCCAGCAATTACAGTATCACTTGGAAAGCTGTCTGTATCCCAATTGATTAATATTTTAGTTTCGTCAAACGGACTTAGAGTAAATGTACCAGTAACTGTTTTAGAATTATCTTGGCTTGTAAAGAAAATACGACTTACATCTGCTGCATATGTTCCAGGAAGTGCTTCAAATATTTCTCTCCAATTTTTATTACCAACAATACCATTGGAAAATAATTGCGCATTGTTGCCACTTACAAATGCGCCGTATGTATTATAGTTTACATTTGCCATTTCTAATGCTGTTTCAGATTGTGCTTTTCTACCAAATTTGTTTTCAGTAATGCCAGCACGTGGTACGTCGTCGTATGCGTTTAATATAGGAGCACTAACTCCACTTTCGATATCGCCTAATGTTTCGTCAAACATGCTTGTAATAATATTAGTAATTACTCCCATTTTGCGTACTTTAGTAGGTGGACTGATATAGATAGGAATACTAAATGTCATAGTACAAATATCTATTTCACTGTCTACACC